GTGTGTTCATATTCTTTAATTCTGAAGTAAAAACTTCGCACCGAACGTCAGGAAGTACGGCACCTTATTCGTAAAGAGACTCCTAAAATCATCTAAACTAAAGGCGTCGAACTGCTCTAAGTCTACTTTAAAAACGTGCTTGAAGACTCGGAGATTGCCATGCCTCATGACATCCTGTGTGAATAAATCCGGCCCGATCTTGTCGAATTCCTCCTTGTATCCTCCAATAAATCTCTCGTAAAATCGTCGACACACAAATGAGTTAAACCCACCGATGAGCATAAAGGCGAATACTCGTGTAAAGGAAACAGCGAGATCATCAACCGGCCCTTCTGGGTGAAGCATGCCTAGTAACAAGTCCCGATCTTCTCGAAACAACCTGCCATCGCGAATCTGATATCCAATGAACTTGCGATCCCTCAAACAATTGGTCGCAATTACTTTCTCTGGTTTGATAACTAAACCAAACCTCGAAAACACGCAAGCTGAAAGTTCCTCGACAACCAACTTCAGCTCAACGTCATTGACATAGTTCATCTTGAAAGCGTAATCGTCGCCGAGTACTCTTTTGTCGGTAACTGGCACCTGCAGCTCTGTCAAACAACTTGATAGGACGACATCGCAGATAATGGAGTTGATGAGCAACGTGAGAAAGGAGCCACTTGGGACGCCGCCAAGCTTCTTGTAAACACTGCCATCCGGAAGGCAAAGGTGGGTAAAAATGAAAGAGTCGACCAAGTAATCGAACGCGAGATGTTGCCAATCTTCCTCGAATCGAATGTTAGGTCGAAGAACTCTGTTGAAAACGTCCTTAATAATGAAACGGCACCTGAGACTGTCGAAACCTGAAATGTCGGTGTTGATGAAACTAAGCCATTCCTCTGAATTGAGAAAGTTGTTCAACCGACTTATCGTGTCCTTTCCTGTCATAAACAGCCTCTGGTGATGTAGGCCTGCAAAGATCTGATGATAAAATCCTCTGAAAAACATGTTCTCAAGGATGACGTGTTCCACCGGAGCCACCCAAACGCACCGTGTCTTGACCTCGTCAACCTTAGAAAGGTGTCCTCGGAGTGCCAACTTGCATGGTATCTGCTCGTTGTCAAGTCCTTGCTTCCATCGCTCAATCATAACGTCAACTTTGTCCCGCGCTTCCGTAAGAACCTCCCCCTTCTTCTTGCCGGGAAAAGAAATTCCAGCCGAGGTGTTGAGTGGTATCTTAAGAGTAGCCTGAGTACTCGAAAAGATTCCAACCTTGGAGAAACTTGCTTCGTGCTTGTCAAGAGCGGAATCGTAAATGCTCTCAAATTGCGGATCAAAAACGTTGGTTTTGTAGATCGTCGGTGCACAATACTTGAGGAGCGAATGGAGCGCTCGACCGAGCTTCGGGGTCTTGGTGTATCCCTTGAGTGACTCATAGAGAGATTCATCAAAGTGATAGAGTGCCTCTTTGACATACTCATCAACATTTGAGAATCCCGAGTTAATCGAATACTTGTAGCCCAAGTCCTTGACGAAAGCCCATCCATCCGAAACATCAAGCACCCTCCGGAAGTCGCGGAGCGTTACTTCACCGAAGGGGCACTTTTCGACGATCCACTTCCAGGAGTACTTAGTAAGTCTTGCGGGTAGGGTAAGAATTGAGCTGAAACTAACGGCCTGTGGAGAAGAATCCATGTG